TATGCTCGATTTCTTATCCAAATGGGAGACTGACACATCTTTTATATCAAAATAAATACCGGGATACCGCCCAGATAACAAACGTAGATAATCAACGGCTTGTTCATTAGTTCGAAAACGAGCTATAACCTTAAAACGCTTGCCTACACGCTTTCTCACAAAGAAAGGCGCATAGGCAAACTCAAATCGCTGGTAGTAACCAAAACACATCAAAGAACTTTTCCTCCTAAAGGACGTACAACAATTCTCTTACCACCGTTACCTCTTGTTTTCTTCTTTCTGCTCATACTCAAACAAACTTTCTTCATTAACTTTTACAATAATCAAACTTTGCATCTGAGCAGAAGAAGGCAAAAGCTTCATTTCAAAAAAAGATGCTCCGAAAGCCAAAGATTCAATAAAAGATGCAAGACCGGAATCAGGCAAATAAAAACATCCTGTAGGCAAGAAAAGAGGATTGCAATCCAAATACTTAGAAAGCAAAGAACCTTCAAAAGTCGAAGCCAAAACCGGATCATAGTTTTTAAAAGATCCTTCCGGGTCATCTTTACCAAAGGAAACCAAATAACCTCCATTCGAAAGAGGATAATTCGAAATCAACACCGAGACAAGCGAATCGGATTTAGCAGAAGACTTCAACATGTCATCTGTAATAACTTGTGATGCCATAATAAAATAAGGTTTAAAATTCAACTACAAACATAAACAAAAAAAATTAAATTCTAAAATATTAATGACGCCATTGTCGACTAGTTTTAGAAATATGCTTAGTCCAACCTGCACCATCAGGACTCGGAACTAAATCCTCGGTAACATCATCAAATCTTTGCACAGGAGGAGCTGTAGAAAGGACTTTTGCTCCGGCAACATGTCCAGCAGCAGAAATAGCTCCACTAACAGCAGTATTAACAACACTATAGCCAAATCGATTCTTTTCAGAGCGAAGCTCCCAACGATTAGTATACATATCATATTGAAAATCCTGCAAATTAAGTTTCATATATTCTTTGCGAATTTCCTTGCCGGTCATCTTAACCGTACGCTCAACCTTTCCTTTCTCGTTGATAATAGGAACCTCAACTTCCGTATTCCAATTCACATCAAACCAATTCTCTAAATCATTGGCCGTCAATTCATTCACACGTGCTAACTGATCCTGATTAGCAGAAGAAGACTTCAAATAAAGTGCACGAGCAGTCAACAACTGTAATTCTGCTTCAATTTGATCATCAATATAACCGGTACGAGCCTTAAGCTGGTAATATTCTTCCTTAGCCTTACCAAGATCTGCCTTAATCATCTCAAGATTATAACCAAAAGCAGCATCTTTCAACTCGTTATCAATAGAATAAGACAAAGTTATCGCAGTATTCAAACTTGCACGCGAAGTAGATTCAGTAATTCCAGCTTCAGCTAGTCCTGCCTGCGCCTTCATCAGACGTTCACGCAAATCTTTATCCAAAGTCTGAGACTTATACCAATCAGCTTCAGCATCATTAAGAGCAGCTGCCGAACGCTCACGCTCCTGCTGAGCATCTTTCAACTGAATATCCGCATACGCAGAAGGATTACCAGCAAGAGCAGCAAGACCACCACCAGAACCAGAAGCCACAGGACCATGACCAGACGGAGCACCACCACTGGAAGTAGGAATAGTAGCAGAAACACCGACTCCAGACTGACCAAGAACAGCAGCCGGATTCAAACCAGCAGCCAAATTACGCTCAAGAACTGCAGAAGGGTCATTATACGCATTCTGATAATCAAACATCTGCTTATCATGAGCCAACTGAAATTCCGCAGACTTAGTCATCTGCTCTAAAGCATACTGCTGCTGCAATGCCATTTCCTTCTGCTTATACTTCCAATTACGACGAGCAGAAATACCACCAAACAAAGCATCAGCAATACCGGCACCAGCAGAAGAACCTGCAGAACTGGCTGCATTCATACCAAGCGACTGACCCATTAGAGCAGCAAAAGAAGCAGCAGGCATACTACGAAAGCTTTAAATTGGACTGAACACGAAATTCAACTGTATCACAATGAACACCGGAAGAGCGATAAACAACCTTTCGAGTACATGAAGCAGCAAAATAAACAGATAATGCCGTAAGAATGGAAATCAACATTGTCCAAAAAGATTTCTTACGATAAAACGGTACTTTTTCCATGACAAAAACAACAATAAGAAACCATAAGAAAATACGCTATCAAAACCGCAATTTGATATCCAAATTTGACATTCAAAGCAAATCTCAAAATTGGTCCGCGCACATATCATAAGTCGTCTAGTAAAGGGATATGTAATTTTCTTTTAAAAAATAATAAATTTATACGGGCAGCACGCCGACTACGTCGACATAAAGTGCTGATTATTAAGGTGCTAGACGCTACCTGCGGTGCGAGGTAGGACAGTGGACAAGGGATCGAAGGGAATACCTAAATACTCCCTTCGAGAACCCCAAACCTCATTAATCCTCTTTCTCCTGCTTAGCGGTCGAAGACGAACGCTGCCGCTCAAGAAAGTCATCAATAACACCCTGTCCACTCTCTAAACCATCAAATTTATCAATCCGTGAAAACGAATTAGGGTCAAAATCCAACGGGGGGTCATAATCTTCACCTTTCCGAAAATCAGAATCCGACGCTTGAACATCAGGACGACCAGGCAAAACATCTACAGAACCAGAACCATTCAAAACAGACATAATTCGCTCACCGCGAGACTTATATTCCGGAAGGTCTTCAATCATATATTCCAACATATCAACGACTAGATAAACGAGTTGCAAAAGACTTATTCACAAGATTCTTAACAACTACTTTGTACGACATATTAACAAAAAAATTATCCTCCATATCTGATGCAAAAGGATTATTAACAGTATTCAGATTGGTAAAAAGCATAGAAGGACTAATCTCATTTGGATTGGACGACAAACCTATAAGATAAAAATCTCGCTGCTGAACCCAATAAGACTGAAGCGAAACACTTGCCTTAGGAGTTAGAGTCGCCTGCAAAGAACCTAACACCTCATCATAAGAAGACCGGAATTCATTATAACACGGCTCCTTGGCTACGGTCATACTCTGAGAAGCGGAACCACCTTTCCAACCATAACCAATACGCCAAAAAGGAACATCTTGATAACCAATATCATTATAAATCGGATTAAAATAATCAGGGCCACGATATTCCAAATAATCGGGACGTATACCTGTCCAAAAATAAACAGGTCGAATGGTCAGCATATCAAAGATATAACCAGGCTCCTTAAAATAATAAGTCTGTTCACGACCAAGCACAGTATTAAACGCTATAGAACCGCCCATCTGACCAAGTGCAGCAGCTTCACCACCTGCAAAACCTGACTGACCTGCTTGATTCATAACGACCTGGCTATTAACCATAACGGACGAACTAAAAAGAAGCTTCGGACGGTCCACATGTTCAATCTTAGAAGCAAAGAACGTATAAAGCCAGTCGGAATAACGAGAACCGGACGCACCAATAAGGTCTTTATACTCCTGCAAACGTGTCGCAACAGCAAGCTGGGGGATAGTCTTAACACCTGTAAAATCGACATCAGAATTAGAATCACCCGGCGGCATAAGACGACTAAAACGATCGGGAGAACTTGGACACACAGCCATAGGATGCGCTGCCAAAAAAGGAACATTCATCGTCGCAGCAAAATAAACCTTACTAGGAGTACCAGTATCAGTACCCTCACCGTTATTCCAGTCAACCTTAGGTTCCTGAACATCGTAAGGATAAGCCGGAACATTAACATCAATATTCTGAGGGAAAATCTGCGGCATCTTGTTAAAATCCGGAACAGCTGCTTCTGTACCCGTATTAAACAAATCAGAACGAAGAATCTCAATGAACAAATCAGAACGGTTCCACGATAACTCGTCTCGATCAGAATTAACCTTCCTATCCCTCGGATAAAACATCGTTTCAAAATAATGGTCCAAAAACTCTAAACTACCATAACGCTGCCAAAAATAGGAAGCTTGCGAACGATACTCAACACCCGACACCGAAGAGCTAGAAGTAGTAAAAAAAGTAGGCCGATAAGTTCCGGGATGAGCAAAAGAAAAAACACCCCAAGAAGAATACGAATAATAATTGCGAATGATATCCCAATAACCTAAATAAGTATCTGCATTCACAGTAACAAACTTCGCCGATGTCTTGAGCAAAGCGCCAGAAGCAGGTACAGTATTTTTAGGATAATTGATAATAGGACTATTAGCAACACGAAGCCACGACATCAAACTATTTGGAAGTGCAGCACGATGATTAAACGGCATAACCTGACTGAAAAATGCAGCAACACCGGGACGCGGATACATAAAAGAAGTATACGAAGCAGCACTATTATTATCTACACAACCGGGAATAAAGTTAAACGTCAAATTGTTCATATCAAACTTAGACGAATTAACACGCATTTCCGGATGATACAATTGCAAAGGAACCCAAAACCGATGCAGCCGAAGTACATAAGGGTTAAACGACGGAACACCCAAGGGATTTGAACGGACATCAATACCTTGATGCAGCGTAACCCGATCACGAGCATTGACAAACTGAATACGGACCGGGTAAATAATACCCGGCGTAACAGAAAACGCCTTATTCTCGGGCATATCATACCGAGAATAGCCATTTACAGCATGAGAAATAAAAGGTTGCTTACCCATAAACTATTTTATTAAAAAAAGGATTAGAAGAATCAATACCAAAACAATCTACCCAAAAATCAATAACATCAGAAGATACCGCAACAAACCGCTGCCGAAACTTAACCTTACTCAAAAACTCCCGAAGCTTCACAAGACGCGAAAAACCTCCTTTAACGACACGGGAAAAGTCGGAGGGACGAAGGACCCTCTCAGCAACTTCACGAAGAAAGCCAAGAGCCAAAGAACCACCGAAAGCGCTAGCATAAGTCCAAGCAGTAGAAATCTTACGAAAAAGTAACGCATCCTGAGAAAGATACTTATCGTAGTAACGAGGGATGCGGTAATGATAAACATCGCCGGTCTCATTATCAGTATACAACCAAAGGCCAGAAGTCGAACTGGGAACTTTAAAATCTCCCAAATAATCACCAACACCAGCCGAAACAAATTTACGACGATATTTCCTATCTTGAAGTAAATCATAAAGATTAGTTTTTAATTCACCAACAGTAATAGGACAAGACTTCGCAAAAGAAGCAGAACTCTCATCCATATAAATAGACTTACCAACATACTTCACAACATACCGAAGACGCTTATCCGAAACATGCGAAATCCAAACAAAACCTAAATCCTTAACTGCTCTACGAATAGCATTATAAGAATAACAAACGTCCCAAAGAACGCCATGAAAATGAAGACGAGGCTCATTACCTTGCTCCGGATGCATTCCAAATTCTTGAAAAAAAGCATGTTTAATGGAATGACCAAAATATCGACGAATACGTTCCAACCACATGCGAATAAAAGAAGAAGGATTCAACAATGCATTATCGTAATACTCCGGAGCAATCGTAATCGTAACAAATACAGAGTTCTGATGAAGAAACTGATGATACTTAGTTTCACGCTCTAAACGAACAAACCAGTCGTTTCGCTGCTGCCGTAAACACTCTTCACAACGACCACAAGGAACCATAAGACGCTGAGTAAAATAATCCCAAGGCCGATTCATCAACAAAACCTTCCTATCTGTCAAGCCAATAGTCCGAGAACTATATGCTCGATTTCTTATCCAAATGGGAGACTGACACATCTTTTATATCAAAATAAATACCGGGATACCGCCCAGATAACAAAC